GGTGGGCAGCCGGTGCGGGTCGATCTTCGGCCGGTCGCGGTGGTGCTGGCGGTGGGCATCGTGGTCGGCTTCGCGCAGGCCATCCCGATGGCCAAGCTGCCGATGTTCTTCCAGCTCATCCAGGGGCTCAGCCCGCTGCTGGCAACCATTGCGATGACGGAATCTGAAGACATGCCCGATCAGGTGCGCGCCAAGCTGCACAAGATAACCGGGTACGTGCTTCGCGATGCGGGCCGGGCTTCGGAGGCGATGACCCACCTTGCAAGGGCGCATCAGCTGCACGACGGCTGCGGCGTCAAAAAAGACATTGAGCGGCTGGGGACGGCGATGAAAAAACAGGCCATCGCCCGCCGCTGACCGAACGCGACCCCGCGCACGGGCGGCAGGACGGCAACGCACTTTCAGTGTCTGCGCCGTCCTCCACCGCCCACCTATTTCAAAGGCCGACTATGAATAACACGGTTGTTATCCCCGCCCCGCGACCGGCAGACGTTGCCGAGCCGCCGGTAAAGAATACGTTTTTCTGGCCTGACGTTGACCTGCAGCAGTTGCGCGATTCGCTGCGCTATGAGGGAACGGTCACGGCGCAGCGCCTGCGTCTGGCCGTGAAGACGGCGATTTCAGAAGTTAACGCCGAGCTGTACGACTGGCGCGCCGCGCAGATGACTGCGGGCTTTAAGGCGCTGGCCGACGTGCCTGCGGAATCGCTGGACGGCGAGAGCGAAAAAGTCACGGCCTACCTTGCAGCCGTCGGCGCGCTGACCGCCGCCACCATCGTTGAGCGCTATCGCGGCTATGACGCCAGCGGTACGAAAAAGGCGGGCGAAATCGAGGCCAGCGCCGACGAGTACTGGCGCGACGCGCGATTCAGTATCAGCCGCATTGCCGGTAAGCCCGGCTGCATTGTGGATCTGCTCTGATGATCGTTTACGCACAGCAGGGCGATACCGTTGACGAAATCTGTCAGCGCTATTACGGGCGAACCGGTCAGGCCGTTGAGCTGGTTTATGCGGCTAATCCGGGCCTGGCCGAAAGCGGGCCGGTGCTGCCGCACGGCTGTGAGGTAACGCTGCCCGATCTGCCTGAATCTTCAGCAGGTGAAACCGTCAACCTGTGGGACTAAAAATGGAAAAAATCAGCTCTGTGATCAACTACCTGATTGGCCTCATCCTGATGTGGTTCGGCCGTCATACGCCACAGGATATCGCCTTTATGGTCGGTTCCGGCGTGGCTGTTATCACGCTCATTACTAACGTGGCAACGTTCTTTATCAACTGGCATTACCGCCGTAAAACATACGAGCTGCAGCGCCTGCGGGGGGTGAGCCTTGAGCCAGACCGTTAAACGCTGCGCCGTGGTGGCCGTGCTGGCGATTGCCGCGCTGCTGCCACAGTTCAAAACCCTGAAAACGTCCGAGGCCGGGCTTGCGCTCATCGCCAACGCCGAGGGGTGCCGCACCTCGCCCTATCAGTGCAGTGCCGGAGTCTGGACGAACGGTATCGGTCACACAGAGGGCGTGACGCCGCAAAGCCAGGTCAGCGAGCGGCAGGCGGCGGTTAATCTGGTGTATGACGTGATGCGCGTGGAGCGCGGGATCGATGCCTGTATGCGCAGCGATATGCCTCAGCCGGTCTATGACACGGCCGTGTCATTCGCCTTTAACGTCGGCGTGCGCGCGGCCTGCAGCTCGACCTTTGCGCGTTACATCCGGCTGCAGCACTGGCTCGATGCCTGTAACGAGCTGCGGCGCTGGGTGTTCGTCAAAGGCGTGAAAAATCGCGGGCTGGAAAACCGCCGTGCGGCCGAGACAGCCTACTGCCTGCGGGGTGTGTCATGACGCGCCTGATAGCTCTGATTTTGGCCGTCGCGCTGCTGGCGCTGGGCGTGACCGGCTGGCAGTGGAAAGTCGCAAAAGACGATCTGACCAGCGCGCAGCGCATTATCGGTACGCTGTCGGCCGGTATCGAGAGCCGGGATAAAGCAATAGCCCGGCTGGATGCCGATGCAAGGGCCAGCCAGAAACGCGAGGCCGAGCTGCGGCTGATGCAGGGGCGCGCCAGCACGGCCGCGCTTAACCGTGAAATGACCATACAGAGAGAAACCGATGCAAATCCGATACTGCGTGACTGGTCTGCTGCTGCTCTGCCTGACGATGTTATCAGGCTGCACGCCCGTCCGGCCTTCGCCAGCGCCAGAGATTATCTGGATTGGGTGTCCGCGCGTGACAAGCTGCCCGGTGCCGGGAAACAGCCTTAAAACGGCGGGCGATCTGGCGGCGGACAATCGCCAGCTTGAGGCCGCGCTCGCCGCCTGCGGGCTGCAGGTCGAAATCATCAAAGACTGCCAGGAACAACACGATGCTGAAACCTCAACAATTACGTCAGGCACTGACCGACAGCGTGCCGGAGCTGCAGCGAAACCCTGACGCGCTGAACGTGTTTATCGACAGCGGGCGCATCGTCTCGACGCTTGCCAGCTCGCTGTCGTTTGAATACCAGTACCGGCTTAACATGGTTATCACCGATTACACCGGTAACATTGACCTGCTGATCGTACCGCTGCTGGCATGGCTGCGAACCAATGAACCCGACATTATGGCAACCGAGGAAAAGCGCCGGACGGGCTTTACTTTTCAGGCGGATGTTATCAGCGACACGGCCAGCGATATCAGCATTGAGCTGCAGTTGAGCGAGCGCGTGATCGTGAAGCGGGCCGACGACGGGCTGCACGTGACTCACGTCGGCGAGAACCCGCTGCCGGAGGATGACGCGCGGCCGGTGCAGCTTTATGTTCACGGCGAGCTGGTCAGCGAGTGGCAAACATGAGCGGGCTGCAGCTTGTAAATGACCGTCTGGAGGCGCTGATCAGCAGCCTGTCAGCCCCGGCACGTAAAGAAATGGCGCGCAGCATTGGCCGCAAGCTGCGCGCGAGTCAGCAGCAGAATATCAAGCGCCAGCAGGCACCAGACGGCACGCCTTTTAAAGCCCGAAAAACGCAGCCGGTGCGCAGTAAAAAGGGCCGGATAAAGCGCGAGATGTTCGCCAAGCTGCGCACGGCTAAGTACATGAAGACGCAGGCCAGCCCGAATGAGGCTGTGATCGAGTTTGCGGGTAACGTGCAGCGCATGGCCCGCGTGCATCATTACGGGCTGCGCGACCGGCCGTCACGCAAAGGCAAAGAAGTGCAGTATGAGGCACGCCCTCTGCTCGGGATAAGCGAAAAAGATTTAGATATAATCGAAGCTGCCGTGTTAAATTACTTAGTTAATATTTAAAGGAGGGACATTAATGGAAAGTAATAAAATAAAAACAGTAACTCTGTATTTTGGATTAATATTCATCTCACTGGGTGTTGTTGCATGCCTCTTTGGAAATGTAGCGGGCGGCAGCGTAGTGATAATCACTGGTTTGGCTCTAATGCTTCTAAGTCAATTTCAACTAGAATCAATAAAAATGCTAGGGCTAGAAGCTAAGCTGATTAGCACCATTAATGATGCCGAAAAAGTCTTGGAGAAGCTAAAGAAAATCTCACTGCCAATTTCCGAAATTGCCTTAGCAACTGCTGCAAAGTCAGGGAGGGTTGGTTCTGCCACTCCGTCAAAAGATATGATGGAATATGTTATGACCATTGAAGAGCAATTAAAAGGTATGGGGATTAAAGAAAGTGAGTTAGCAGCCATCAAAAAGCCTTGGATTCAAACAGCATCTTACGATTTATCATCTCGGCTACAACAAAGATTCTTGCTTTATTATGATTTTTTATCTGATAAAGAAAGCGAAGCGATTTCAACCTTAAATGATGGAAACGAAAACGACAGATTAAAAAAAGATGAAATACTTCTTAAAATAAAATCATTAGAAGCAGAAAAGAAAGCTGCACAGAGCTTACTGTCTTTCGATACTGTTATTAGTTATGGCGATGAACTGATATCATTTATTAATAAATCTAAAGCTTTGAGCGAATCACAGCAAAAGGCATTTATAGCAAACAACCTTGAAGCCATAAACGATATTAGTCACCTTATTAATACGGGACAAATCCGCCGACCAAATCATCCTGACAGTTTCCCCATCAAGGATTAATTCACCTTGTTTGCTGTTCTCTGAACGAACTCCTAATCTTTGCCTCTTCAGCCGTAAGAAAGCACTCTTACGGCATGAACGAACAAATCGCAGAAATCCAGCGCCTGCTGCGCAACTTAATCCGCATCGGAACCGTGTCGGCCGTCAATCTTGACGGCGGGCTATGCCGTGTCGATACAGGAAAAAATACGACCGGCTGGCTGCACTGGCTCAGCGCCCGCGCGGGTAAAACCCGTTCGTGGAATGCGCCTTCAGTGGGTGAGCAGGTTCTTATTCTGTGCCTGGGCGGCGAACTCGATACCGGCTTTGTAATGCCGGGCATTTTCTCGGATGCCAACCCGGCTCCGTCTGCCTCGGCCGATGCGCTGCACTGGTCATTTCCTGACGGTGCGGTGATCGAGTACGAGCCGGAAACCGGCGCGCTGACCGCAAACGGCATACAGACGGCAACCATCAAAGCAGCGGTAAAAATCCTGTTCGACTCGCCAGAGGTTGAATGTTCTGCACACCTCAAAGCCAAAACATTTGAATTTTCCAAGGGCGGAAAAATGAGAGGAGACGTAGAGCACAGCAGCGGCAAGCTTAGCTCTAACGGTGTCGTCGTGGATGACCACGATCATGGCGGCGTGCAGCGCGGCGGTAGCAGAACGGATGGCCCAAAATGACAACCGCAAAATATATCGGCATGAACCGCGAAACCGGCAGAACGCTGACCGACCTCGATCATATCCGGCAGTCGATTAGCGACATTTTTCTGACCCCTGTTGGCTCCAGGGTGATGCGCCGCCAGTATGGTTCGCTTTTATCCGCGCTGATTGACCAGCCGCAAAACGAGGCGCTGCGCCTGCAGATTATGTCGGCCTGCTATATGGCGATCCTGAAATGGGAGCCGCGCGTAAAGCTGACTGCCATCAGCTTTGAGTCGGATATCAACGGCGCAATGGTGGTTGAGCTGTCCGGCAACCGCACCGACAACGCGCAGCCTTTTTCCTTAACCGTTCCTGTGAGCTGAGACTATGGCAACTATCGACCTGAGCCAGCTGCCCGCACCTGATGTGGTGGAGCCGCTGGATTATGAAACCCTGCTGGCCGAGCGAAAGGCGACGCTGATTTCCCTTTACCCGGCCGAGCAGCAGGAGGCTGTCGCCCGCACGCTGACGTTTGAATCAGAACCCATCGTCAAGCTGCTGCAGGAAAACGCCTATCG